ACAAAATGACTTCCTTCTCTTGGCATCTTTACTGCCTTTCTTTGGATTGCCTGTAACGGCTGTTTTTAATTTTGATCCCGGGTTATCTCTACGATATTTAGCTACACCTTTGGCAGTCATACCTGCACCTGACTTGGTAGGGCGTTTCTGTCCACCACCAATCGTATGCCCTTTCATGCTACCTTTTTTTGGCACTGTTTTTCCTTTTTCTACCTGATGCTGTTACTGACCATTTAACTTTAGCAGGTCCTGTCTTCTTACGTGCTTCAGATTTACTAATCCTACTAGCTACAGCTTTAGGTCTACAGGCAGGGTATCCTCGCTTCTCACCTGTTTGTCTACCACATTTCTTTCCTGTCTTAACATCTCGCCAATCTTCAGCAAACCATTTTGTTAAGCCGCCTTTTTTTAAGGCTCTAGGCATATCCACCACCACGTGACTTGTACGTTTTTACAAGCCATGCACTACCATACGCACTAGGCCATGACTTAAACTTTCGTTTAGCTTCAGCTTTAACTGACGCATATAGTTTAGGATTACTAGGTTTAGATCCTGCTTTCTTTTTAGGTGATCCACCCTTTTTTAGTTTAATAGCAGCTAAAGCTTTAGCCTGTCCTGCATGTGCCTGACTTGCTTTCTTTAGTTTGCCTGTAACCTTTTTGATAGTTGCTTTAGCTTGCTTAACGCTTTTTTGCATAGCCACCTTTCATATATGCTTTTGTCATCTTCATACCTTTTTTCTTTGCAGCGGCTTTAGCTTGAGCTTTGCCCTTTGCTGTATAGGGATAATGTTTATTTCCTACTTTTGGCATGGCTTACTCCTTATCAAATGTTTTACACTTATTGCCCTCTTTGCATTCTACATACGTAGTACAAGAAGGACAAGGTATTGGGTACGGCCATTTAGGTGAGTTTATCATTTGCAGTTACATCCTTTACTATTACTTCCTGTGACATACCCTGCCACAATACCTACGACACCTACAAGAGCATTATTCAGTAAGGCTAAGATGCCCTCATCGAATTTACCACCATGCTCTGCAGCTATCATAAATTCATCTACGACAATAAGTCCTAGTAAACCCATCAGACCTAAAGCGAGAATCATTACTGTTATATGTTTCATGCTATCCATTAAGCACCTATTGAATGACAACCACTAACCATTACAGCTATGTATATACATAAACCTATAATTATAAGTTTGCCGTAATCCAAATCCCACGCAGTACCTTCACCACGTTCACTAAAGAAACTTACTATTCTTCCCCACATTATATATTCTCCCTTTGCTCTACTCTTGATGAAACTTCTACTCTAGACTTTCCACCATTAACATATAGTCCAAACCAAGCTGCACCTGCTCCCACAACGACAGACACGAATCCTGCCTGTGCGTTGTTAGGATCAGATAAACTCATAAACCAGTTACACGTTTGGTAAAAGACAATCATGTATGCTAGAATCAATGCTCTAGGTACAATACGCCATGCATCTAACTTTTCAGGTGTGATCATTATTTGAAGAGGCCGCCCTTACGCATGTCCATGTGTCCTGTGCGTTTCATAGCACCACCATGTGCATAGCCTTTTTTCTTCATTGCCATTCCACCACCCATAGCTTTCATGGTCTTTGTTTTTTTCTTTTTTGATTTTGATGGCTTCTCACCTTCCTTCTTTAACTTACTAATAAGTTTTTTGAGTTCTGGCTGTGCTTCCATTAGTCTTTTTAATATAGACGCTGGAGAATTGCTTTTGCCTGTACCACCTCTAGGTCCTTGGCTTCCACCCGGAAGAGGTGGTCCTCCTCGACCCGGTAGTATACGTCTTCCATCTAGTGTCTTTATTGCAGTCATTTTGATCTCCTATTTCTTTTTAAGCCATTGAGACAGGGTCAACCCTGACTTCTTTAATTGAGCTGCAGTTACAGCTACTTTTTTATTTCCACTTTTATCGAAAAAGTATTTCTTACCCATCTTCTGTG